CTACAGATTTATTTGAGGCAACAATTTTAATACCGTCTTGTTGCCCTACTCTAACTCTAATGTTTGCCATTAGCGAGTAACTCCTTTACTTACTAGAGCCATTCCCTCAACAACTCTTGTCATCGTTGAGGTAGTATCTGTAATTACAACATCATAAACGTATCTACCTTCTTTAAGACTTGCTGTTTGTGTTGTTGACAAACCAATCTGAACTTGTCCCAAGGGAGCATTAGATATTTGTGCTGTAAATGTCGTAACACCAGTAGCACTGGCGTGCTTTCTCATTTGGGCATTGATACCATATCCAGTCAAATCTAAAGCAGAATTTGTGGCAGCATTTTCGAGGGTGAATACGTGACTGAAGTCAGTTCCACCATTAATGACGATATTACTAACGTAGACAGCCATTTGTAAGTGGTCTTTAGAACTATTTATGCTAAACCAGAGATAGCAAAATTCTTAATAACTTCTTGTTGTTTTAGATAAAGTTTGAAGTAAGACTTAGCGAAGTTTTTTAATTCATCAACATTTAATTCATCAATGAGTCGAGAGTACTTTTCGTACTCAAACATTTTATTCATCGACTCTAATTCGATTTTGTCTGGGTCCATTGATGATCTCCATAAGTAGGGATTTGATTTCACTAATATCGTCTTTTATTTGATCGATTTCCTCTCTTTGTCTCTTCCTTTCAGATCTTAATTTAACATACTGCAAGTATTCTGCAGTATCTGTGTTTACAATAGCACCTGATTCTTCACGAAACAGGTGCTTATGACCTTCAACTCTTCTCATCTTATGCTAGGGCAATAGTTCTCAGATCCTTGAATCTTGGAGCTCTTGCTTCATTTGTTCCACTCATTACGATCTTAACTCTGAAAGCATTGAATTGTTCAAGTTCATCAGCACTAAACTGATACTCAAGGAACTCTCCATCATTACTTGAGCGTACAAATGCGTCCGCTCTACCATTATTTAACGTAGAATCAACAACAGAATCTCCATATCCATCACCATCGGTATCCTTCAGGTTATCATAACCTGGGAATAGTTCATATGCTTGTTCAACTCCATTTGAATCTGTTCTAAAGAGTTGATATAGAACTCTGAAGTCTGCAGATGAATGGCGATATGAAGAAACTAGAACCTTGAGGGAAGTTGCTGGTTGCTTCAGTCTGACTATGCTTGTAGCATAGACAGCGCTATGTGGATCTTCCTGAACCAGATTGACTCTACCATCAAAGGCATAGTCACTTACTGGATTATTCAATCTGTTTCTACCAAATACGATAGATGCTGTAGAAACATTAACAGCAGGAGACAGATTTGGATCTGCCGTATTCATTGTTAGACCAAGTGTGAATGACTTGTTCTTTGGTAGAGATGAAAGTCTTGTAGTCTCATTAATTTCAGATGCTACAAGTCTTGTGGTTGTTAATTCATTTACATTGTTTAGTTCAATAGTTTCGTACCCCTGATCAAGGAATGAAACCTCAGAACCACCAGCACTTGTACCAGAAACGGTTCTGATCTGTGCTGAAAGTGTAGTAGATTCTCCAGGAGTTAGAACACTGAACTGTGGATCAATTCTATTGAATTGAATGTTCTTAGATGCAGATGCATTTCTACCACCAACAATGTTTTCATCAGTGAAGCACAGTAAACTGTCTCCAGAAGTTCTAGATCCACGATCAATTTGTAGATGATATGTATCAAAATCTCTGAGAGACTTAATTGTACTGTCTGATGGTAGATTATGTTGGGTATTGATTCTGGTTAGAGAAATACCATTTAACTCATAAGGGTAAACCTTATCGCTAATGCTATGTTGTCTAGTCAGTGAATTATCAATACCTCTGGTTCCAATACCCAGTGTTCCAGCACCAGCAGAACCAGCAGTGATTGAATTGTAGAAGATAATCTCATTATTTACCTTTAGGTAACCTTGTGAGGTTGTGATTCCTTCAAATGTTGCGAATATAGAAGTATTAGCAACTGAGATTGTAGTATCGCTAATAGCAAGATTAGCATCCAGAGTTGTTGGAATAGTGTCTGGAGCAAGATCGGCAAGAATGACTAAATTATTATCAGCGTGCATTCCGTGATTTGGTTGAGTAACTTCAATTACTCTTCCATCATAAAGATTGCTGATAAGAGCAGAACTTAAGATGTCGGTGTTAGCATAGGAAACAGCAGTGCTTGAATCACTATAGACTACCAGATCTTGACCAACAGTGAACTCTTCTCCCTGAACATTAGTTAGGAATAAAGTGTCTTTTCCAGACAATGTGTTGACTGAAATTTGGGCATTCTTACCTTTAACAACATCGGATGTTGTAATTCCAAGAATGTCTCCAACAACATATCCGCTTCCAGCTACTGTAATTGCTGGATCGCCAAAAACAGATCCATTGGAGAAGGTAACAATACCAGTTGCTCCACTACCATTACCAGTAATGGAGTAGAATGATACATCATTGAAAGTACCATTACTATACCCAGTACCAACTCTACTTACTAGCGTATTATCAATCTGACCACCAACCTGTTCAATGTATCCACTGATAGCAGAAGTAGTAGTACCATCACTAACTTTTTTACCAATGCTGAGGATGCTATCCATAGCAGTGGTTGTTCCAATACCAACTTTTAGTTTTCTTGGTAGTGTCTTGATAGAATTCTCATTGAGTTGACCAACGTTTGTATCTCTGGTTCCCAATGATGGGTTGTAGAAGTATGCTACACCAGGATTTGTGGTGAACTCTGCCTTATAAAGTTTGAATTTGAGGTCTTCAAACTGATTAGCAGTCCAAATAGTACCATTTTGAGACTTGAAGAGACTTCCTCCAACATACTGCTTGGTGGCAATAACGCTTTCTGCATCAGGTAGAGTTGAAGTATTTACGGTCTTCTCACCCATTCTGGCGATCCAGACTTCATATAGATCAGAGTATGGTGAAAGTAGAACTATAGAGTACTCAGTATCTGCTTCCAGATAAACTGGCGATGGGAACTTAATGTTAGTTGCTACGGAAGCATCTCTTGAGGTTTGAATCTCTGATGGATCAAGAGTGACTCTAGAGTATTCTGTTACAAGGTTCTTGGTAGGAATACCAAGTTCAACCGTTCTGAGTTCAACAAATAGTTTCTCACTATCATCCTTATTAGCAAAGAATACATCAAATCCAGTTATGAATGCACCACTTTCATCGACAGTGAATGACTGTGCTAGTGGGTCATATCTTTCAACTTCAGTGATTCTCTCAAAGATGTTGATTCTACCAGTTGTTGTATAATTTGTTTCGGCACTACTGATAAGTGTGCTTCCAGGGAGTTGTGCCTCGTTTGTAGCACTAGAGGTTAGTCTAAAGGTCTTAGTTCCAGTAGTAAATCTCAGTGGTGGGGGTGGTGATGCTAGAGGATTCCTAAAGAACATAGAACCATAGATATCACCAAAAGTATCGGCAACGAGTCTGATATTTGCTACCGATGCTTGAGCGCCACTTGTTTCACCAAGAAGTACCATTCCAGTTGTAAGATATCCATTATACTTACCAAGAACTTCTTCCTGAAGTGCTTCAACATCAACGTTGAGAACTGTAGAAGAAGCGGAATATGAAGTTGGAAGAGTAATAGACTTATTGTATGGGTTCAAACTAAAGGTAGTTGTTGGACTTCCACCTGGTCCAGTCTTGTGGTTGGGTTGAACAACTCTACATGTGAATAGATTTGACCCACCAACATAACCTCTTACAGTTTCACCGACCTGGAATACACCAGAGGTCATGGTGATTTCTACAAGTTTTGGAACGATATCCAGACCACTTGTGCTGTCGAAGAAGTGGTAGTGTCTTGCTAGAGGTCTTAGACCAATAGCCTTGAATAGTACGTTTCTTGAACGAATGTGTGGATCGGGTGTGGAAGAAGCAAGAACAGTTCTTGTTCCAACAACTCTTGTAGCACCACCAGAACCGCCAACTGTTCTGCTTCCACCGTCTCTAACAATCGTTCTTGTCCAACTATCAGTCTTTGGACTTAGTTCGATAGCACCATTAAATTCGATAACATTGAATGGGTTTACATTTTCAACTCTAGTTGCTAGAGGTTGTTCAATCCATGACTTTTCAGTGTACTTGAGAGTAATTAAGTCTCCAGTCTTTTGAACATTAGAGTCAAGTAGAGTTAGATCTTCACTAAAATTAGCAGTCTCCAAGTTAATGGATGGATCGAGTGCTGGTTGTGGAGCTAATGAGTGGAAATCAATAGGTGTGATTAGCTCATTATCTGCAGTATCAATATCGGCAGTTGTTTGTGCTCTATCTAATCTCTGATTATCTTTGAAGTCATCAACAAAGAAACCAGACTTGAATCTGTCTAGACCATCAACGTCTCTGATTTGTAGAGTCTTGGTGCTGAGTTCTAATAGTGAAAGAGAAGTTACAGTCTCAAGATTTTCGACCCTATCTTCAATCTTTCCAATATCTCTCATTGTATATCTTCTATTATCGACAACAGTAACCACTGCGTCACTAGTGTCGTAGAGATATGCTGGTAGAGAAATTGTTCCAATCTCCATAGCATCATCACTATTTGATGGTGCTTTTGGATTTTCTGCAGATGCTCCCTTAATTACACTGAAAGCACCCTCTTTGTTTAGAACTACCTTATCAATTCTTGGTAGATAGAAGTCATAACCAATGAGTGAACTCTCATTTGGTGCAACTACCAATGTTGGGTTAATTCCGACAGTAGCAAAAGTTCTGCTAGCAAAATCAAATGGTGATAGTGTTGTTGATGTGAACTGGGCAACTCTTGGTCTAAAGTCTAGAGTATCAGTTGCTCTTGTTCCATCACTCATCAATGGAATATCACTCTTGAATCTATCAGCATCGTATGAGTTTACTGTATAAAGGTTACCAGCATCATTAGTTGGAATTGTATAATGATTAAAGATAACCATCAATCTATGTGATGGAATATAGTTATCATTTCCTCTTACAATTCTGGCGTAGTCGTAGAATTGATCTCTAACACCTTTATCTAAGGTATACTTTGAAGTAATGTCTTGGTAGTTTCCTTCATTAACTGCTTGAACAGTTGAGATAATATTAGATTCACCGAAGGTTGCTACTTCACCTACAACAAACTTGTTCGAGTTTAGATAAACAATTTCAACCTTTGTCGCAGATGATCTGGTTACAACCTGTGCAATAGCGCCACTGGTCGATCCAACTACTCTTTCTCCTAGAATTGAATTTGTATTCAGTCCTAGACCAGATGGAAATTCAATAGAATCTAGAGTAGGTGCAGATGTATCATAAGACTCATAGATCGCTAATACTTCTACAACATCGGGTAGATTGAGGCAAATTTCCTTGTCCTCAACTCTAGTTCCATAGTAAGCACTTTCGGTAAGACCACTAATAGCAGTTGATACACCAGAAATAGTGTTGGTGATATTTACCTTTTCACTTCTGGTGAAGTTTTTGGTCTTACTGGAAATAGAATTCTTCTTAACAGTCGTATTGACTGTAACGTTTCCAGATTGAGAAGCGGTGAGACCAGTAAACGTAATTGTCTGACCATTTGAACCGAGAGATACTTGATCTGCGGTTAGATCTTCAACAGATCCATCAGAATAGAAGACACTATATCTTTCCGTATCAAACGTTTCGAAGAAGGCACTACTGATACCAGTTGTTGAAACATTGATCGTGAGTGATCCAGTAGCACTGGTTGTTTGTTGCTTGAGTTGACTCGATACTAGTAAATTTGAACCAGCAAGATTTACTGAAGCAATGTTCTTTTCTTCTAGAGGTGCAAATAACCCACCATTGTCCTGTACTAGAGGTACGCCAATGGAGAAGGTAACATCAGTATTAGAACCTGGAAGAGATCCGTTACAGACGCCGCTAACGCTCTCAACGGCAGCAACAGTCATTGTGTTGTCTGAGTTAACACTAACAACTCTATTGAATGTCTCATCAGCAACACCAGGAATCTGGTATCTGATAATAGTATCACTCTTAATACCAACAAAATTCTTTCCTGGGCAACTTACTGCTCCAGCACTAGTGATTCTAATAGTATCGGCAATACCAAAGTTCTTTGGTAACTTTCTTTGTAGAACTGAGTCTGCAATAAAGTCAAGACTCATATCCGTATCAATCGTATCAGAATCCTGATAGATTGATTTTATGTCCTGAATTCCCCAACTCTTTACACTCTTGATTGATCTTGGAATCTCTTTAGTTCCATTGATTATCAGTTCTTCACCTTCTATAAAGGTTCCGGATGTTTGAGTTATCTGAATTGTTGTACTTCCACCTGGATTTGTTGTAACATATCCAGATGCTCCACTACTTACACCCTTAACATAAGAACTAGCAGGTACTTGGTTATTCTCTACTGGTTGGTTGAGGGTAAGTTGTGTATAAGTTTGAATATCAAATAGATACAAATCCCATTCTGAAGAATCATTTGAATATGCAGCATCAGTCAAACTGAATGAGTAGACTCTAGCCTGACCAATTTCAGTTCCAGTAGCAGCAGTAGAGGATGATCCTCTTCTCTGATTCTGTAGTTTTACTACGTTTGAGTTATTATTTACGCCAAGAATAGGAGTTCCCTGAACGTTATTCAGTCTCATCAGAGTTCCAAATTCAAATGGAACAAGTGCAGATGAAACACTCTTCTTATCTCTTGGTTTCTCTACGTCGATGTTTGTAGTAGAGATCGTTTCAATATCATATCCCTTAACGTAAGCCCTTCCAGGAGAGACTTTAACGGTCATCAAATCTTCAGATGGAGTATTTCCTTGATCTGTACTCTGAGAAGCAGAGTAAACTCCTCCATTGGATAGACCGTTGTTTAGAGATTCATTTACTTCTACACCAAATTCGTCTACGGCATAGTCGCCAGACTCTTCAAATGTTCTCTTAGCAAAGTAATCTCTAATTAGGTTATAACTTGACTTATTCTGTAACTTTTTGATTTCGCCGTTTTCGATTCTAATCAGTTCGACGAATGTCTTATCATCAAAGTCTGTTAGAAGTTTCTTCGATAGGGTTAAAGAAATCTTTAATCTATCAGCACCAGGTGCTGCATAGTTGGAATATCCCTTAGCATTATCATATAATGAATTATCATCTTTAGCGGTTACAATCTCTTCTAGGATTGTTAGACCAACTCTATAAGATGAATCTGCTCTGTAAGCATCAAGAACAATTTTATCTTTTGCTACATCTACAAAAGTTCCTCTAATAAAATAAACACCATCCGCAATACCAACTGAGGTTCCGACTGCGGTAGCGTCTTCATCAATTAGAGATGCAACAGTTTCTCCAGCATTTACTGTTGTGTTTCCGTAAGTAAATCCAGATTCTACAATTAGAACTTCACCATCGGTGAATGGAACTACTTCACCAGCGTTGTCGGCATTCAAATACCTCACAAACAACGTGAGATTTGTAATACCCTCGGATTCGGATACGTCTAACCACTTATCAACTGTAGCAATGACTCCAGAAGTTTGACCTCTAAGTTTTTTACCAACAAGATTACTTGCATAGATGTTAACATCTATACCCAAGTGATCTGAGTTGATTTTTACTGAGTTATAATTAGCATCAAAGGTTACCCCTCCAGGGATAACCATAGAACCTTCTTTAAAGATATGACTTCCAAACGATTCTATCTGATTTTGTAAGATAGACTGGAGAGTTGTTAGTTCTCTCGCCTGGATTGGATACCCTGGTTTAAATAAAACCCTGTAGAAATTATCATACTTGTCAAAATCATCATAGTAAGGGTTTATATTGAGATTCGTTTTCTGTGGCATTTTTTAGAATTCCAGGATAATTTTAACGTCTTCTTTTTGTCTAGAATTTCTGGTAATAGCGGGACGGTTATCAAGATATACAATGTCCCCTGACCCTTTATTTATCTCAGGACTGGCAACTCCGTTTGTAAATTGAGTTCCTAAAGAAATAAGTTTCGTTCCAGATGGATTGGTGCTAATACCAGTAAATCCAGTATCGATAGAACCAGAAAAACCACCAGTTGATGTTACAGCGTTTGCGTTTGAAGCAAAATCATACAGTTTAGCATTTGTAGAAACACCAACATAATCTGTAGCATCAAAGTATGTTTGATTCAAGAATGAATTTCTATCTTGGAAATACTTGAGGACTTTAGTTTCAGAATCGTATGAAGCAGCATATCCTTTAGCAGTACCACCAGTTACAGACTGACTAATCTTATCCCCAACAGATATACTTCCAGTAACAGATGTGAACTTGAGTGCACCAAGAGATGAGAATTGATTTTCAGTAAACAGATTAGTGGATCCAATTGAAGTTGGATTCTTTACAATTCCAATCTGGGCAAATGTTACATCAGTTGGGAAATCTTTTGTCGAATCATCAAATCTAGCATAAACTAGAACTTTGTCGGCACCAAGTTCTCTGTAAATATCATATCCATGACCCTTTGAAGGTGGAATGATAGGAATCAATTTAGCCTTGGTTGAAGAACTTGAGTTAATTGAACCAAGGTCAACCATACCGTAGGTGTAGTTCTTACCACCAGAAGAAACAACCGTATTGGTTACTTTTCCATTAGCATCTACATCTACAATAACCTTTGCTCCGCTACCATCACCTAAAATATTCAATTCATGAGAACCTTGAGAATACCCAAGACCTTGGGCATCAATATAAACCTTCTTTATCTGATTTTCATTTGTATCCGAATCTCCATTATCTCTCACAGCAACAATTTGAGCATTAGTTGAGGATGCCCAATCACTAGGTAGAGAAATATACTCTGTAGAGTCGAATTTTATAATATCGCTAGGTGAAACTGTATATAAGTATTTCCAAAGATATCCATCACCACTTACACCTGCTTTAGATGGTTCCAAATCCGTGAATGTTGGTTCATCTAAAGATGCATTTCCCGATGTGTTGATTCCAGAAGAACCATTATCAACACAAATATAAACTTTATACTCACTATTCATTACATAATAGTTTGAGTCATAAAGTCTAGATGACTTTGTGGTTGGTGAAAGATTGGTCAGACTATAGTCATGACGATACATTTCATATTTTGTTCCTCTCGTCCAGTCAATTCTTCTAACAAGTCTTCTCACATTGGCTGAAGTTACCTTCTTACCAAAAGACATGTTATCACCAACAAAATTCTGATAATCAAAGTTATCAGTTGGATTGGGAGTGCTAGTGTCCCAATCCGTTGTTCTACCATATCCAACTACATCTGGATTGGAAAGACCTACAAAGACATAATATGAATTAGAAGAGCTGGTGACGGAATCTACAAAATTTCCCGCATTTAATATTCTAAACTGATCTGTTACAATTGCCGCCATCGTAATAGCTTTTTTCTATATTTATAACTATCCTAGATCCTTCCTCAAAGCACCAGCATCTCTCAAACCATATCCACGTCTCTGAATTGTTGGGAATGTTGATAATCCAGAGTCAACTGTTAGACCAGTTACGGCAACAGAAACTGGTGAAGACGATCTTGAGAATCCAGAAAGTTTACCCCAAGAGAAGTAACCATTAGGATCTGTGATGCTACCAGAAGTTGATAGACCAGTAACAGATGTTGTTGATAGAATATTGCAGGTAGCAATTCCTGTTGTAGCCTCAGAGTGGAAATCACTGATGATGTATACGTTATCGAGGAATGTTGTACCAACACCAACTATTGAAGAATCAGTACCATTGATTGAAGTTACTCCAGATCCAATGCTTGTGTTGAACACATAAATTGGATATCCAGCCTGAAGACCAGTGAATGATGTTGCTCTCAGAGTAAACTTGAGTGCTAGTGGATTGCTACCAGTACCAACGGTCGTTCCAATTCCAGTAATAGTTCCTGCAAAACCAGCAACAGCGTTAATATCAGTTAGAGTTTCGAAAGAAACTACTGGTGTTGATGTTATAACCTGTGGAGGTGCGGTATGAGTGTAACCAAATCCAGAATTAGTGATCGTTAAAGAAGTAATACTACCATTTGAAATGGTTGCCGTTGCTGTTGCGGTTGTACCAACACCAACTCCAACTGCCTTAGGAGCAGAAATCTTAACATCAGTTGAGGATCCAACATATCCAGAACCGCCACTAGTGATGCTCAAAGAACTAATTGTACCAGCAGCAGAAACAACTGCGGTTATCGCTGCAGCAACTGGATCGGAAGTTGTATTAACAATCAATCCATCTACGGTAGCAATTGTAATAGCAGACTCATTCTCTTCATAGTTAAAGAATTGTGCATCATCAACAAATATTTCAGTTGCTGATGTTGAAAGATCACCGATAATTTTTGCAGTTGGATATACTAGAGATTCGATGGAATCTCTGGACTTATAAATCAACTCTCCACCAAGATTCTTATCAACTTTTTGCTTAATCCAACTAAAGTTCTTATAGTTTGCATCATCAATTCCAAGACCACCATAAATGTTGGTTTCTACTTTATCGGAAGCATTGATATTGTAGATCGTTCTTGGATCTTGAACATCACTAGTCTTAGTCTTCTGTAGTTGAATAAGATCTCCAACCTTGATTGTTTCATTTACGTTGACGCTGATAGAATCAGTATCTCTTGTTCCCATGTAGAAGAAGATATCAACCTTATCAGATTCTTTAGGTGCAGTTGTGAATACAATCGAAGTACCACCTTCAAAGTTGTAGTTTACATTTGGTTCTTGAAGAACACCATCAATATAAATCAGGAGAAGTGCTTCCAAATCGATAGAAGCAGAATCAATGTTATTTGAATCAACTTCAAAACTCAATAGATCACCATTGTAATACAGTGGGAATCTCTTTCTTGTTCCAGTTTGAAGTTCACTGATTGAATCAATATAATCAAACTGTCCAAATTGCCATGCTGCAAAGTTATCATTGAATACTTCCAGAACTTCTAGTTCAAAATCATTGATTGGGGAAGAAAGATCCTTAGCAGTTACCAAACCAACTGGTTTGAACTTATCACCTTTTCTGAATCCCCAACCAGGTCTAGTGATCTTGAAGTTTGTAATTTCGAATAGTGTTGAACCAATACCAACATTGGTAACAGCAGCACCAACTTCAACGTTGAGGAGAAGACCACTTCCAGTATCGGTAGTAGCGCCAATACCAAGACGAGAAACGCCAACAACAGATAGATTTTCATAATTTGGTTCTGGTATTTGAATAGTTGGATTAGAACTATAACCAGTTCCACCATCAGAAACTGTAAATGCTAGTGTTCCGCCAGCACCAACGGTGGCAGTAATTGTTGCCGCATCTCCACTATGGTTTGGATCAGTTACTCCGATAGAAACTGTTCCTCTGTATCCAGATCCAAGGATATCGGTAGAACCAATACCAACAGATTGAATAACGCCACCAGAAACGACTGCTGTTACGGCAGCGCCAACAAGAGGAGCAAATCCAAGACCCTGTGTTGAACCAAGGGAAACAATCAAACCACCTCTAGGAAGTAGATTCTGGTTTACATCATATTCAGAAATGAATGATGCATTATCAACACCAGTAAATACAATGCTAGAAATACCAGCATTTTCGATGAAACTATAGTTTCCACCTGCATTATTGGTTGTTGTTGGTGTTTGGAACATGTTATTGATAAACACCATCCCACTACCAGTTTCAATTCCTGTGGTATTTGCACCACCAACTGTTAGTCTATAAGTAGCACCAATTCCAGTAAACTGTCTTGTGATGTTATCATAGATTTGGTTAGTGGAATAATCCTGTCTCAGATAAACTCTTCCAGTAAATGTTGACTTGGTGTAAGGAATGTTGCTCTCATCAACCAACTCTTGGGTGTTACCTCTAGGAGCCTCAGTAAAGTGAATTTGGCTTCTAGTCATGTTGTAAGAACCCTGATAGACCCTGACGGTTGTTCCATCAGTGTGGGTTGTTGCTAGAGTTCCAACAAATCCCCTTTCACTCTTAACAACATTGAATGAACCAGTTCCAGTGATAGGTCCAGTGGTTGTTGTACCAAGACCAACAGCATCAACCTTAACAAATTCGTCATCAATCTTCAGAACATCGCCTGGAAGTACTGAGGAAATACCAGAAACTCCAAAGTATGTTGCTCCAACAGCAATAGAACCACCATTATCAAAGAGGGTATGGCTGATCGGAGTGAATGCGAGAGGAGCTCTAGCAACACCGTCAATGGTGATCAGTGATTTCTCCAGTTTCTTGCTCATCTCAAGAGTGTGAGCATTTCCAGTTCCAGCAGAATTGAAGGTTACTGCTGTTCCAGCATTTGCGTCAGACTTGCTTGTAGCGAGTTGGAATTGGTTGTTGTTAATCTTGATAGCGTATACGTCTATTGGAAGAATATTGCTATCGGACATTACCATGGCGGTATATGCTCCACCAACAAATGATGATCTTGGTGTATAGGTTAATTTCTCACCAGTGCTAAAGAAGTGATCATTTAGTGTAAATGTACCAGTTGCAAGATTGACGACAGTGGAGATACCAGGATTGAATTGCTTTTCAAAGATAGAAACACCATTGTGTCTTAGATCAAAGTCAAACTTGTTTGTTCTATCTCCATTAATTGAGTCAAACTGATCTGTGATCAACTTCTGGTTTACAGTACCATATGAAAGTACAGCAGGAATATTATTCAAATCTTTCTCAGTTTGAATAATTTCATTGTATGTTTGTACTGTAATGTCGTCGGAGATATTAGAATCTGGATAGAAGACTAGGTTAAAGTCATCTCCAGAAATTTCGGATCCGAACGTACCGATTCCAGTTGTGCTTTCAATAGAGAGGTAAGGATACTGTACTGTGAATGTATTGGTGTTGTTGTGCTCAAATACAACTTGATGTAGTGCTGAGGTGCTTCCATAAGAAACCTTAGCAGTTGTTTTGACTGTGGTAACATCTGCTCTAGAGTATGTTAATACTGTTGAGATTCCAGTTCCAGAGAAAACTGAGTAATTAGTTTCCAGTCTACCTTCTTTTACCAAATCATCTGGTTGTCCAGATGCTTTGAAGATGTGTGTTCCTATACCAGCAGCAGTAGTACCAAAACCAACAACAGAAGATCTAACAAGAACTTCATTTGACTCTGTGTTTTCAAATTTGAGTGAAAGAACACCAGAATCTATACTTGAAGTGAAAGTTCCGATAAAGTTATTTGATACAGCAGAACCAGAGGAGTTGTCGAAGAAGAAATCAGACTTATATGTATCGGTTCCATCGTGATCGATGAACATATCAACAACAGTCTTATCCTTTGTTACAGTATCGGTGAGTTCAACAATTGCGAAGAGAGATTCTGCAGTTTCAGTTGTCTTTTCATAAACAGTTGCGGTTGATCCTACACCAACAGTTACGTTAGAACCAATAAGGTCTACGAAACCAATTGACTGAGTGCTAATACCAGCAAGTGTTGTGTTGAAATTGGTTTTGATGAATTTGATATCAAAATCAGACTCATAAGGATCTACTGGAGTAAATCTTAGTTTTACATTACCAAACGAATCCTTAATCGCCTGAAGATCTGCTAGTTGACTATCAGTGTTGTGTAGGGATGATTTCTCAACAGTAATCAAGTCGTCATCAGCAGTATTCAATACGACAATTTCAGTAGCCTGTCTATCAGAAGTATTTGGATTGATTATCTGAACAAAGTATCTGCTATATCCATCGTTAGCAATGAAACTATCAATGTCCTTATAGAGAGTCGTATTTGCATCTTCTGCATTAGAGAAGAGATTGTTAAAGTTATCAATTGTCAGAACTCTGTTAGTTCTACACTCAATGTAGTCACTTAGTTTCTTGTTCTGAAGTTTAACAAACTTAGACTTATTGGATGATACGTCAATATCAATACCAAAGTCAAAGAAGTTAATAGCATCAACTCTCATTGTTGATCCATCAGCATTGAGGTTGATAATATCAACTAATGCAGTACTAGTTGATGTCTCACTGGTTGCTGCAGAAACTTTTCCTTCACTTGTAATACCTGTATCAGCAAAGTTCTTGAGACCAGGTGAGTGAAGAAGTCTATTAACTGGATCTACCCACTCTTCATATTCTATTGGACTCTTAATGCTGTATGATAGGTTTTGGTAATAGTCATTATCAGGAAGAACCTGATAATCTTCGTCCATCTTACCAATATCATTTGACCAACCATAGTCGGTATTGAGACCATAGTTGACCTTAAATATACCCTTGTTCTCCTCAACAGAGTCAATAGTTGCTATAGCACCAGAATCCTTACCAAAAATTACTTCACCAACACTCAGAGTGTATGTTCCATAAACTTTAATAGAATCGTTCAAGTTATCTGTAATAACCAAATCTCTTTCAATGTAGGTATTACCAGATTTTGTGAATATAGTTTCTCCGACAATAAACGATAGTGGTTCTTGAGTAACATCAAATGTTGGATAGTTATTACGATTTACCAAGAAGGCAAAGGAGTTTTGGTCAGTGTTTGCTATACCTGCATTTGTAGCATATGGTGAAATATCATACTCAACTTCTGCTGGGTTGGTATTTCTGTATGCAGTTACCTTGAAGAAGTTGTAACTATAGTCTGCTGAGTTAAATCCAGTACCAGTTGTTGATGCTAGAGATACTCCTTCAGCAAATACAAAGTCACCAACGGCAAATGGTACATTCGCTGCAGTAAATCCATTGACTGGAGTTGAAAGTACACAGGTTACAACACCAGCTGGAGAAGAGAAGCAACTATTAATACCAACACCATTACTGTTGTTGATAGAATATATCTGAGACTTCAACTCAGAAATTCCTCTTGGTGACTCAACAATTTCTACAGAGGAAACTGCCGCACCCTGCATTTTTGCTACTACAAGACCAGTATCATATGCAGTTCCAGTTGCTGGATTAACAATGACCAAATCTGGTTTTGATGTATAACCAGAACCACCAGACGTAACATCTACGTTGGTAATGTGGTTTCTATTTACAACGGTGATATTTGGTGAGATGTAAACTTCTGGGTTGAGAGTCTTATCTGCGGAGAAGTCAAATCCAGGATCTTGAATTGTAACCTGGTTGATTCTACCCAGAGTTGTCGAAGTTGGAATAATATCAGCATTTTCACCGATAGAGGAAGCAATACTTACAAACTTAGGAAGTTTCTTGTAGTTTGCTCCACCAAAAGTGATCTTCATAGAATCTACACCACCAAGAGCTCTTGGTGAAGTTGTAGAATACTTGAGAACACTTGTTGATGACTGGTTATAATCCAAGTCTTCTGGAACACCTCTCAGTGAAATATCAAAAGTAGTTGAACCAATACTAGAGATGGTGTATGATCCATTGTACTTGCTGGATGAGAATAAAATTTCGTTATTGTTTTTAACGTCAGTATCAGCAGTGCTTATAAATCCAGACTTTTCTAATTGATAATAGAGTTTTGATGGTAGATCTTCATTATAATTTAATGTGAACGTTGCCGTCGTTGTTACACCAACAGTTCCAACACCTGAAGTGCTGAAGGTTGAAGATGATCCAATAGAAACTAATTCGTTTTCAAATTCTCTATCATAGAATAGTTTGAGGGTATATCCACTCAACGACGTATCGGAAACGTTGAATACCAGGTTGTTGTCTCTAACAACTTCCAGTTGTGGGTTGATTCTGGAAAGTTCCTGACTAGAACCACCTGTAGAAGCAAAGCTTACAACTGTTGGTGGTGTGGAGATGGCATCATAATGGGATGGTGTGAGATTGATTGTATCATCATCAATTCTATAAACAAAGTATGAACCAGTAGATAGACCAGATACAACTAGGTCTGATGCATCGTAAAAGACTTTATCTCCAGTTTTTAGACCGTGATTAGTGAGAGTAAGTTCTCCAGTTGAGGTATTAACTGCTGTTGAGTTAAAACCGATTGGATTGATAAGTAATCTGTCGTATGTCGAATTATACTTGACGTATACAGATACTGATGTTCCAACTCCAACAGACTGCTGGGAATTCAAACTTAACTTAATCGTATCACCATTGGTTAACCCATGATCTGTAGAAACAGAAACTCTTGCCTTAATTTTTTCTGCTCTAGCAGTTACTTGAGTTTTGTTTGATGTTAGTGAATATCTGTAGTCAGTGCTGTCTCCATTTTCAAGAATAGTTCTGAAATACAGTCCTTCTGTATTTGTTGTTAGACCAACTTGCGTACAAAGACCGACAAGATCATCAGATTTCTTAATTACGAATAGAGTTTCTGTGTTTCCACTTTGAGGAATTCCAAAAGTGTTACTTGCTTCGGCAGTTGAAACTGTAAATCCTTGTGTTCCACCAACTCTTTCAAATGTAACTTGTTGTCCAGTCTTGAATGGGTGATTTGGTAGATATACACTTTGAATTGGTACTGATAGTGATTTTGATCTACCGCCAACTAGATAAGTGTTTGCCGAAGCAGATCCTGTTGTTGTACCAATACCAACAGACTGAAGTGGGTTGAAGTATACCTTATCGTCTACTGCAGACTCAAAGTATGAAGTCTTAACTGGTAATGTAAATCTATTTGTGGATACAAATACATCAGTATGTGCTGTGTGAGCAGACCCTGTAACCCCTCTGAGAACCCTTAGAACCTTGTTCTCTGGGTAAACGTTAAGGACAGACATCCTTTCTGTTCCAATCGCCACAGTGGTTCCTGCAGCGACCGTTGATGGGATGTTGATAACGAAGATATCAGTAACAAATCCTACTGTTGAGTTTGCTGCTACCTCAGCAACAATTTTTGTTGTCTCTGAGCTAACTCCAATTTTGTGAGTCTTTGTTAATCCAGGAACAAACGTAGATAAACCAGAGATAACAATCTGATCATTCTCAAGGAATGTGTGATAAGGATCAACATGTACAGATACCTGATTCGAGTTGTCCCAGGTAAGAACATTAGACTGATAAGTTTGAATCGTTGTGTTTACATCTACAATCGACTTACCAGTTACAGAACCAACATATGCCGATAGACCACCACCGTTAGTATCGGTATTATCGAATGAAGCAACGTCGTTTACTCTATAGTTGCTTCCCGCCTCATTGACTGTAAATCCATCAACAGATCCTTTAGTGATCGAATCAATAATTGCACTCTGCATTAGAGTCTCATAAGACTCAGAAATGAAATCATTGTTAGCGTACTTGTCACCAATCTTATATGGGAAAGTATTTCTTGTTAATTGTGAGTTATTGAAATCGTATCCTTGGTCAATATTCTGTGTAATTGGAAGAGAACGATATGTATGTCCTAGGAAGTATGGGAACTTGGTATTCTTACCATCGCTAGTAATACCTACGTGATATGCATAAACACCATTGGGGAATTCGGGTGTCTTAGCGTATCTTCCATTGTGCTCATCAAGATCACCAGAAGACTTAAACTTATAATCCTCAACAAA